TATATTCGCGTGCTTGGACTAAATTGTCAAAGTGAAATTAGTGTTTTGACAGACACTTCCTCATACTTTCTTGTTTTTCGTGCATTATTTTTTACACACATTTACCAATGCAGCGATACTAATAATAATAGCAATAATACTGATAATTAACGTTAATATTTGCATAAATCTGTTTGCATAATCCTGCTTGATATATAATAACACTGTACAGAGCGGTTTTACCCTCTACTACGGTTACTTTTTGGTTAGTTTAAACAATATATTGCCGTTATTAGTGAGATAACGGATGTTGTTAGGCTGACCTTTTTTCGATTATATCAAGCATTGGTCTTGTACTCCCTTCTTTAATACTTAGGTTCATTTCCTTACCTTGTATTTATATTACAACATATTGTCAATATTTTTCAAATTTTTGTTGATTTTTTTATTATTGTGCCTACTCTCACACTATCACCGCCTTTCAATAAATTTGAATATCAAAAAAGCACGTCCGCAAACGTGCTTAATTTTTTCGTTTTTTTAACACATAATCTTCAAAGTCTTTTGACAATCTCAAATTATATTTTTCCACATAATACGCAATATCAGAACGCCATTCATATTTACCATCCGTCATAAATGTCAATTCTTCGTTTATAGTTTTTCCTGTAAATATGTCTTTTGCACGTCCAGCCGCACTTGCTATACATTTTCCTTGCTTTAAATATTCTACAATTTGTTGCTGTCCTGTAAAATGATTATTACCTATATGGTGTTTTATATAATTTGAATTTATGTATAAATCTTTTGAACTACATACCTGTTTCATTTCATATCACTTCCTTTTAGGCTCAAAAACTCTCCACTCTCCATTATTTGAATTGGGTGTATCTCCTATTGTCATTGTACCATCTGGCATTACCCATACAACATTCGAGGGAGCTATTACTTTTACATTTAATTGTTCTGCTAAACTCATTGCTGTAGTAGCTCCATCGGCTCCAGTTTCACAATATATTAATCTTATATTTCCACCTTGATATAATCCACTACTTTTTAGTATTTCAGCAAATTCGCGTACTGTATAGTATAATTCTTTGCCACTTTTATCAAAATATGCAAAGCCTGTTTTATCTCCGTGTATAACCACGTCTTCAAATCCTTTAATAGGTTTTATCATTTTTGAATTATTGTACAAGCTATCCGATGAATTAACAAATCTAATTGATAAAGGCTCCGCTTTTATTATACCACGTTTTTCAGCATTTGCAACATATTTTAACGCATTTTTCTGTTCGTCCGACAAACTGTTTTTCCATTCATCAAACGTCATATTGCCGTCAACCTTATAATTTTCACCAGTGAGCGGATCGCGTGCAATACGACTCGTCAAATTCACGTCTGCCATAATCGTAACGCACCGACAACGTGGGTGTATCGGTGGGAAGTTTTCGTCCTCAACGGCTTTGTCGGTATCAAACACGCTACCGTCAAGACTTCCGCACCTGTCACACGTCAATTCAGACAGTGCCGCAACAAAACGATACTGTTTTATACCTATTTCCTCATACGCCATCTTTTGACCTTGGTTCATAAAATGCGCCGTTTCGCTCCTCACAAGAGTTTCGGCTGATGTTCGTATTCCCCCCGGTGCAGTATCTTTGACGTAATCAATCAGCTTGTCGGTCATACGGCTTACACTGTGACCGCTGATTATACCGTCCTCAATCGTCTGTCCGACTGCCTGTATAAATCTGTTGTTATGTATCCACACTCTCTCGCTGTAGTTGTGACCGTGCCACGGCTCACTTAACACTTTATTAACCGCTCTTTGCGGAATTAGTGAAAAATCAATACCGCAGTTTAAACCTTGTGCGGTATCAAAAATATTCGTATAATACGCCGTCTTTACCGCACTGTCATACAGTTTCTTTTGTTCCTTTATAGCCTCGTTTGCAACGTGCCTAAAGTAAATATATACATTCTTCGCTTTTGCCCGCCGCTACTGCGTCATCAATCGCCTTGCCCTCATCGTCTGTCAGCGGTGTTGAAGTTTTTGGGTCTGTCGGTGGTGTTGTGTCTGTGTTTGGCTCTGCCATAATTAAATCATTTCTTTCTGAAAAATTGTATAAAAATAAAACCTTTTTATGTCTTGTTTAGGACAATGCTTAACCCTGCACGGGAGATAATCGGATCACCATTCCTTTCTTCTATGTGTATGTTGTGCCTATTCTCACACTATCACCGCCTTTCAATGTATCAAAAAAGCACGTCTAACAACGTGCTTTTAATATATGTTTTATAAATTCATCAGGC